GTAAGTCTGCAAGCTCATGGTTCACTGTCCTCAAAATCTGCGTGGATCAACGTTTGCCCGGTTTCATCCGGCAACACTTCAATCTGCATGCTCTGGGTGCTGTATTCCTGCCGGTACTGCCACAACCCGGATACTTGGCCGATCAGGTCTTCACCCACCACCGCAAACCCCATCTGGCAATGTGGTGGGCGAAAGCCCACCAGCGCTGCGCGGAGTGCATCCAGAACCGGTACCGCACCCTGCGCGCCGTTCAACTTCTTGAACACCAGCGTCAGCGTGAATGTGACCTCGCGGGGCTGCACAAGGCGGCCAAGCCCCGCCGAGGCGCTAAACCGGCTGCGGGAAAACATCAGCAATACCGCGCCGACCGGGTGGTTCAGCCGGTAGGTCTGCGGCGCGTCCGGGAAATACTCCACCGCCAACTGTTTTCCGAACGTGGCTCTCAGGTGTGCCAGTACGGCATCGAGCATCTCTTGCGTCATACTCATCAGGACTGCTCCCATTCCTGCCCGGCAAATTGCTGCTTCCTTGCCCGAACCCGGATTTTTCCCGGTTCAGGTGTCGGTTTTCCGCTTTGTTGATCTCCTATCGTGATGCGCCCGTCGCGGATGGTTTCCAGCAGCTTGATCGCGTTGGCATAACTCGCCTTGACCGGCTCCGGTACCGCGCCTTCCGGGCGGCGCAGATACAGCGCGTGGCGCACAATGTCCAGCGCAATCCCGCGCACAATGCTCGGTACTTTCTCAAACGGCAACTCGTGGCGGCCGCGCAAATACCCGTCCACCAGTTCTTCGCAACTCTCGACCACCGCCGCCAGCACGCCGGCATCGGGCGCATCGGCGGCGGGGTCGTCGTTGGTCAATTCGATCAGCGTATTGGCCGGGATGGCCGCAGTGATCGCAGGGCGGGTTAAATAGCGCATGTCAGGCCGCTTCCAACTGCACCAGGGCTTCGGGGACCATGCACAGGGTCAACGGATTGGCCTGCGCCTCGATATCCCAGCCCTTGCCCATGCTGCGTTCTTCGGCCTTTGCGTAAAACGGAAGCCCTACTGTGTTCACGGTCTCGTTGTAATTGGCCGGGGCGTTGAACACTTTGTATGCGCCCGGCGCAATCGGGAAGACCTGCGCGCCATTCTTGGGAATAAATCGCTGACCGCTGATCACCGTGTCGTATTCGATAAAGGTGATACCGCCGAACGTAAATCCGGTGCGCATGTCGCCGCCCAGGCGATCTTGTGCCGCCTGCCAGTTGGCGAACGCTTCTTTGACCGATTTATGCCCGGTCAGGGCATCGAAGAACTCCGGGCCGCAGAATGCGGTAAATCCATTGACGGCCAGACCGCCAAGTTTGGATTCCGAGTAACGCTTGGCCGCGACACACGCGGCGCGCACGTCCGTTGCAGTATTGCCAAAGGCAATCGTGTCGGTTTTTTGGGTCACGCCAAAGGCGCTGTACAAATCCTCAATCACGCTGCCATCGGCATCCAGCAGTTTGCCGCGCAATGCGCCGATGCGGTGCCATTCGCGGGTCGCTTCAATGGCGTTTTTCATCTCCGACAGATGGTCATTGATGACCTGCGCCTGCGCCACTGTGGCATCGCCATCACTGCCAAACGCCGAAATCCCCTGCAATTGACCCGGCAACAGCGGGCGTTTTACGGGCAGGTGCGCGGCTTCAAACACCAGGCGCTTGCGCTTGCCGCCCGCATTGGGATGGGGGTCGGCATCGCGGGAGGTATTGGGAACCAGAAACAAGCGCCCCTGATATTCATCAATCACGACGTGGGCGGTGGTCACGCCCTTTTCCTCAAAAATGCCAAGTGCGGCGACTTTGCCCGGTACGGTCGGCAGTTTGTTGATGGCCGCCGTCAGGTTGGCAACGGTAAACAGGTCTTGCAGATTCATCTCAATTCCTCACGTCAGAGTTGTTCGCGGGCGACGATGCCCACAGTGGCCAGGTCATCAAGGGCGGTGGCCTTTTGCGCATCGGTTGCCGTTTGCGGCCAGACCAGTTCGTTGGCGGCCACCACCGCACCGCGTTCAATGACCACGCGGGCGGTACTCTCGGCGCTGGTATTGATGGCTTCACCCAACACCGCCACGGCTTTTTTAGCGGCGGCGCTACCCGCAAAATCCACCGGCTGGTATTTGTTGCCGACTTTCGCCAGCACGGTGCCGATGGGGTGATGACCTGCGGTGATCGTCCCCGCGCCTTTTGTCCACCCCGGCTGCACTTCAATCAAGAGCACATCGCCCAGGGTTTTACTCGGTGTGTAAGTTGTCGCCATGTCTGCAACTCCGTTTCAAAAATCAGGATTTCTTGCCGCGTGCTTCCGCATCGGCGAGGAGGGGATTGGATTCAACACGCGCCACCCGTGCGTGCGTGGCCTTTTCGGCAAAGCTCACGTTTCCGGCCAGCGCGGTAAAGGTCTGGCGCAGGCTGTCGGCCAGGGATGTATTGCCTTCCGAGAACGCCACCGCGCCGCTGCTCGCCGCATCCAGTGCATTGACCACGGTATCGACGTGGGCGGGTTTCATGCCCTTGGCCACCAGGCTTTCCGCAAAGGCCACATTGGCCGCGTGGGTGGCGTGTTTCTGCACCGCTTTCTGTTGCTGCTGCACCTTCGCCAACTGCGCCTTGAGGGCCGCGTTTTGCTGCGCCAGTTTGTATCCGGCGCTACCTTCGGCGAATGCGTGCGCGGGTTCATCGTTGTCCGGGTCATCGACCTGTTCGTCCTTGACCGCTTCAATCGCGGCATCGTTGTCCGGTGCTTCCTCCGCCGCATCGCGGGCGCGGGCATTCAAGGCATCCAGTTGCCACGTCGGCACCACTTTATCCGCCTCTTCGAGACCGTGATGCTCAATCAGCCAGTCGCGCAGGTTGCGCCATAAGCTCGCGTCTAACTGCTGGCCCTCGGCCAGGTCGCTTTCTGAAAACTCCACAATGCCTTCCTCGTGTTCGGAAAATGAAATCGCCTGCAATCCCTTCACCGCTGGCGGCACCGCGCCCAAGACCCCGACATGCTTCAGGTAATACACGCCCTTGACCGGATTGTTCGGCGCATCGGGCGCATAAAACGACGCGCTGAGCTTTTTGTATGCGCCCTGTTCGACCAGTTCGGCAAACGCCGGGTTGATCTGCCGCGTGGTGGCCTTCAGGCCATCGGGTCCGCCGTGAAGGGCGGCCACCCAGCCATACGCCGGGGCGTCGGTCTGCGGGTGCCCGATCACAATCGGCGCTTCGCTCAAATCCGGGTTGTACGCGGCCACCGTCGCCGCCAGATCGGATTCCCCAAAGGCAATCGTCTGGCCCGATATGTCCCGGTGCAGTCCCCGGCGGAATATGTGCAGTTGCTTCATGCCGGACAGGATGGATACCCCGGCCCGGAAATTCTTTTAATCTGCTTTAGTATTTTTCTGGTGGCAGTCGGAAAGGCCGGGAATGGGGGATTGCGCGAGTGCCAGCACCCTCATCCGCCCCCTTCGGGGGCACCTTCTCCCGGAGGGAGAAGGGAATTTTGTGCTGGCTTGCGCCAGCGCTTTCTTGTCGGGGAGAGGGGAGCAAAGCAACAGCGCCGTAAAGGCGTTTATGAACGTTTACAAGGCCCATTCAAGGGCGCACTGGAACCCATGTCGCGGGGCGGGCTGAAATCGCCTTGCAGGGCCTTTACGGGCGGCGGCTATTTGGCCCGCCAGGCGCATTCAATCGCATCGGTCAATTGCTCGACCACCATCTCGCGGTCATCTGCCGACAACCCGATAAACGGGCGCGCTGGTATATCTCCCCACAGGTGCGGGAACTTCGACTTCTCGCCGCCAAAGTGCTGCATCGCCGAATACTCCATCGTGTTGCCGACGGTCAGCACGTTGTCCGCGACCTGGGCGTGATTTTGCTGTTGCAGCATCTGCGTGCGCCTGCCGGTATCTCCATCCTGATGCCCGCCGACCAGCGGATGATCGAAGCCCTTGCCCTTGATGGTACTGTCCGCATTGCCGAGCCACGGCGTGCCGTCCGGGGCGCGTTTTTCGATAAACCGCTGCTCGGTGCTCTCCACCAATTTCCGGCCAATCAATTTCAGGGCCGGGGACAAGTCGGTCGTGGCCTGTTCCAGCTTGGACAGGGCCGCGTTGATGTCTTTATCCTGCAATTCGACTTTAATCATGAG